TGTGGCCCGACGCGGATCAGGCCGGCATCGAGGCCATGCAGCGCCTGGCGGCGATCCTGCAGCCGATTGCGGCCGAGGTCAAGGTCATCGAGCCCACAGGCCAGCCTGACGGCTGGGATTGCGCCGACAGCGGCTGGACGCGGTGGGCCGACGCGCGGGCGTGGATCGCGCCGCGCACTGCGCTGTGGCTGCAGGCGCCAGCGCCCGAGCCTGCAGCGAAGCCCGAGCCGCAGCCGGCAGCCGACCCGACACCGCCCGACAGCGACGAGATCGGGACGCTGGAGCCGCCAGAGTGGTACAAGCGGTTCGCGTTTCTGCTTTCAAGCGCTGACTTCTTCGACCTGCATCGCAGAAAACTGGTCGAGCGCAAGTCATTCGACGCGGCATTCCGGCATCACAAGATGCACAGCATTCACGCCAACGCCAACGGCCTGCACAGCAGAGTCAGCGCCAGCACCAGTTACGACGAGAACCGCATCGCCATGGGTGCCCGCACACTGGCGGGCATGATCTACGCGCCTGGGAACAGTCTGTTCGTCGGCCATGACGGCGAGGTCTATGGCAACACCTGGCGCGACGGCAGGCCGGCGGGGGCGCCTGGTGACGTTAGCCCGTGGCTGGAGCACGCAGAGCGCATGATCCCGGACCCCGAGGAGCGCCAGCATTGCCTAGACTGGATGGCCTACAAAGTCCAGCACCCAGCGACGAAAATCAACCATGGCGTTTTGCACGGAGGCCGACAGGGCAGCGGGAAAGATACCCTCTGGATGCCATTTCTGCACGCCGTGGGAGGCCCGACAGGTCAGAACATCAAAACCGTTACGACGGATGAACTGCAGAGCGCATTCAATTACTACGTCCTCAGCGAAGTCCTCGTTCTGAACGAACTTCGAGAGCCGGCATTGGCCGACAGGCGAGCGCTGGAAAACAAACTGAAGCCCCTGCTTGCAGCGCCACCCGAGACATTCAGCGTCAACGAGAAAGGTCGCCACCCCTACCCTGCAGTCAATCGCCTGTCAGTGTTGGGGTTTTCCAACGAGCGCGTGAGCTTGTCGTTATCGGCAGATGACCGCAGATGGATGGTGTTATGGTCAGAAGCCGGCATATTGCCCCAGCAGGAGGCTCGCGCCCTCTGGCAGTGGTATCAGGGCGGAGGGCTGGACTGTGTGGCCTACTGGCTGCGGCAGCGGGATGTAAGCAACTTCGCGCCGGGGGATCGGCCGATGGTAACTGACGCCAAGAATGTCATGCTGGAAGGCGGACTGTCGGCAGGGGAGGCCCTGCTAGCCGAGGCGATGCGCAACCGGGTCGGCGTGTTCAGGCCGGGGGCGATCATGGGGCCGTGGCAGCCGGTGGTTGACGAACTGCAGCAGGGCATGCAGGATCACAAGATCAACATTCAGAGCCTGTACGTGGCGGCGGGGCATGCCGGCTGGCTGGATCTCGGGAAGGTCCGGTGCCCGGAGCATCCAGTGAAGAAGCACATCCTTTGCTCGCCCGACACGCTGGAGCGCTACCAGAGTAACCGCAGCGAGATTCGCCGCATGCTCGAAACCCTGATGCCTGCGGCGAAGGTCTACAACTTCAAAGCGGGCTAAGCCGCTCCGAGGTTACCAGCTTGGGTTCTCTGCTTCCTCGTCGGCGCTCTCTGGCGCCGACTGGGGATCTGCGCGCCACTCCAGCGCGACGGCAGCGGGAGCATGCCGCCAGCGACCGTATACGGCGAGGATCGCGGCATCTTCAGCCGCGTACCAATGCCGCAGGGCCGTCAGGTCATAGTGCGCGCCGAACGACAGATTCTCGGCAGCGCGCCAGGCCGCGACGGGATCGGCTCCGGTGTCGGCGAAATAGCGCTCGGCAGCAGCGATGCCGCGTGCGATGCCTTCGGGGCCGGGGTTGCAGTAGGTCAAAACAAACACTTCGTTTCTCCAAAAAAGGTGCCCCGGGCGGAGCGGGCTCGACGCCCGGGGCGAACTGGCGGCAGGGCCGACAGGAGGAGAGAACGGTCCCCGGAGGGACCGCGCGATTATAGGTCCAGCAGGGCGGCTAGCAACAGGGCCAGCAGGATAGCCAACAGCGCCAGGATCACCGCGCACCCGTGGCGACCCGGATAACGTCCAGCGCGTAGGCCAGGTCGTCATCGTCAGCGGCAGGATGCGTCAGGCGCTGCAGGGCGCGGAGCATCTGGGGGGCGGCAGCGATCAGGCGGGCATCGCTGTCGCTGGCATACAGCGCCTCGCAGACGACGCCTTTAGCGCCTTCGATCAGCCACCATACAGGGGCGCCGGCTATCTCGTACCCGAGGGTCACGGTCCAAGGTTCAGGGGTATGCATCTTCGTTGTTCCTTCACATCAGCGCCGGCTCGGCATCAGCCGGCGGGATTACGCGGCCCACAGGGCGCGCGCAGGGCGGCATGCTGGGGTAGCCCAGCAGGTCCGCAGGAAACGGCCACAGAGGCCCGCGTAGGGGCTCTGCGGGGGTGTCAGGGGCGGCGGGCTGCATCAGTACACACACAGGCCGCGCGTGTAGCAGGACTCGACATGCATGCCGGCAGGCACATCGCCAGGCCGCAGGATGTACAGGGCGGCGCCGCGCGGGTCGGGCTGGATGTAATAGCCGAGCCCGGGGTGCTGCTCCATGATCTTGCGCAGCCTGCGCATGGCGCCGCGCTCTCGGTCGGCCACCGGCCAGCGCCGGCCCGATGCCGATGCGACGAAATACGGCTTGTCGGTCTTCGCTTCGCGCTCGATGCACCCGCCGTCGATGCCGCACTCCAGCTCGAACCAGCGCCGCAGTGTCAGCGAAATGCGCCGCAGGGCGTCGGACTCGTCGCGGGTGAACCCAATGGTCATCAGTGCGTTTTCCAGCGCCGTGCGGCGCGCTGCTTCGGTCTTCGTCATCGTCGTCCTCGTTATCTGCGCCACCGTGGCGCATCCAAGAACCCCGCGCGCGGGGCTCGGCGGATGCGTCAGGCCAGCATGGAAACACGAATAAGCTGATTCGGGATCAACGGGAAGTCAGGCCAGACATCAACGCATCCGATGCGCACGGTGTCGCCCTGCTGGTCTTCAATTGCAACGAACGTATATTTGTCGTCGCCCGGGTCTTGCCACTCGGGCTTGATGCGCACAATGTCGCCTTTCTTAATTGCCATGGTGTCTTCTCCTATCTATCGTCAGTGTCAGAGCCCGAGCGCCACCAGGGCGCCCAGGGCGAGGCCGAGCACGCATGCGAACGCGGCATCGGCCAGGGTCAGGGGGATATCGTCCACGGGGTTCTCCTATCGGCCGCAGGGGCCGAGGGCGGCGAGCCATTGCTCGTCGGTAGGCATAGCGCGCTCGCGCAGCCGCGCCATCAATTCGCCCTCCTCGGTCAGCGCGCCGTGGCGGCTTTCGTGTTTGTCGCTATATGCCTTGTGCCCAGTGTCAACGTTGGTTAACGTCAGGGTCCAGTGTCCGGCGCGGGACTTCGTCAGGTGTCGGCGGATGCGCATCGTCGTTACTCCAGGTGCCCCGGCTCGGGGCGGGTGAATCATCGGGTTGTTACTTGACGTCAGGCTTACGCCTTAATCAGCATCGACGCAAACCATTCGGCGTTTTCCCGCGTGGAAAACACGCGCGATTCGATTACGCGCTCGGCATCGGTGTCGCAAAACACTACGCGCCAGGTTCCCAGTAGCGTGCGCGTCAGCGTCACCGACAGGCCATCGGCCGTGTCTACGCGGCGCGTTATCGGGGTGTCGTTGGGGGGGATCATTCTCGCTATCTCCTATCGTGCAAAACGCACGGTGTATCCCGGCGCGCCGGGCTAACCCCTGCGTTCATGCCGCGGCAAAATACTTTGCCATCGTGCCATGCACGACGATAGCGACGCTAGCCTTACCGGGCCGGTCGGCGCCGTCACAGGCGCGGCAGGTCACACACTGCCGCCGGTCGCCACCCTCGGGAGACGCAGGGCAGACAATCTCGCGCGCGCCCAGCTGCTGATCGGCCGAACGGACCCGAAATGTGCGCCAACCCATTGCGCGAGCAACGTCACGCTCGGGGACGGTATCGACGCTGGCCATAACCAGCGGCCGCAGCGCTGCAGCGCGGCGCCACTGGTGGGTATATCCAGCATGGCCGGCAGCATGCCGAACCAGAGCAAACCACGCGCGCGCAGGGATAGCCGCAGGATCACCATAGGACCCGATACGGACAACCCGGCCTGCCAGCATGCGCGCGCCGGCTGTCGGGGACACGGCAGGATATGAACCACGGACCCATGCCGCAAAAACGGATTGCACGGATTGACCCACATTCACATAGCACGTACGCTTTATCTCGAGCTCCGGGTTTCCCCGGTGACCACAATCACCGCAGATACTCCAATCGTCACCCGATGCAATAGCATCAAGCGGGGACATATCGGCGCGCAGAATATAGGTCTGTACCATGTCTCCGGTCTTTGCATTCTCGCTGCGCAACACGGCAATACCGATAATCGGCGCGCCGTCGATCAGGCTGGGACCGTCATAGAACACAAATCCGGTCGGGTTCTTCGTCATCGTCATCGTCGTCACTCCTATCTGTTATCGGCGCTAACCGCACCCGCAAGCCCCGCACGCGGGGCGAGCGGCTAGGGTCAACCCAGCGCTTCCAAATGCGCGAGCAGGGACGGCAAATCGTCGAATTCGTACCAGACACCAGCGCACTGCAGATCTTCGTCGTGCGGGTGAATCGTGAATCGCGCGCCCTCACCGTCGCGCTGATCAGGATCTTCGTGGTCAACCCACAGGGACAGCTGGCCACGCGTCAGACGCACACACGCATCGTGGTGATAGACGTCGTGCGTCGTGAACCCGTAAGAGAACAGGTGCGGCGGGATGTTGATAGCAGGAAAGGCTGGGTGGTGCATCGTCTACTCCTATCGGCACCGCCCATCGGCGCCACACACGCATCATCGGCGGCTTTCCTGACGCGAAACTTACAGCGGCAGTCAGGAACGGTAGGTGCTTTCCCTAACCAGATCCTAGCCAGCATGTCCCCTCGTTTTCTCCTATGGTGGCCCCTGTCTTGACCAATTCTGCGCCCTCGGGGAGCAAGCGTTTTCCCTCTATGCCCCCTATTCCCCCTCATAAGTTGAAGTTCAAAAAAAAAACCCTCGGGGGTTGAGCTAAATAAAAACGGAGGGGACAGAGGGGACAGAGGGGACACGCGGGGGGTCAGACCATGTCCGGCGCCCCCGCGTCCCCTATTCCCCCCGGCTTTCTGATGTCAGCGCGCACTCACATAGCGCCGTGTCCCCTATTCCCCCTAGTGCAACGATGTTGGCGGGGACTAGCATCGGGGCGGGTCTACCTGCTGCGCTTGCGCTGCCGGCTCAGTGCTGCGCTGCAGCATGGTCAGCGTCCGGAGCGTCAGCGCGCTGATCGTCAGTGTGCGGATGGTCGGCATAGAGACAGTAAGCGTGCGGTGTGCGCGGCCGAGGCCCCCCCCCCGGGTAGGGCCCTGGCGACCGGTCAAAGTGTGTGGAGACATCGCACAAATTTTTATTTTTTTCCACTACACTTCGCCCATGTTCCGCGACCTCCCCATCCGCGCCAGAGAGCTAAAAGCCACGCCCGAGATACTCGAGCGCATATACGATGCCGCCAGGTTGGGATTACGCGGAGAATCGCTTGCGCTGGCTGCTGGAATGCTGCCGGCTGAGTTTGCTCGGCTGAAGATAATGGACCCCATCGCGGATATTGCCGAGATGAAAGGCCGCGCCGACAGCGAGCTGGAAATGTCCCGCGTGGTATTTGATGCCGCCCAGGCTGGTGATAGTAAGGCGGCGCTGGAATTCCTGAAGCACCGCCACGACTGGGTTGCCACGCAGAAAGTTGAGGTGCAGGGCTCGGCGCAGATATCGATTACTGTGGCTTTGGAAGAAGCCCAGAAGCGCGTGGAGCGTATTACTGCGGAGGATGCGGTTATTGTGGAACGAATAGGGGCTGCCGTTCCGGTGGTATTGACTGCCGGTGAACGGACTGCAGCAGTAACGGCAGCCCCGCCTCCGCTGGCGCGGGAACCGCTAGGTGAGGCGGTGTAAATGCAGACGATCCGCTACACCCCCGCTGACGAGCAGGTCCTGATGGCCCGCATGTGGTCGCCTGCGCTGCGGGACGACCCCGAGGCGTGGGTGATGTTCGTGTTTCCCTGGGGTCAGGCGGGCACGCCGCTGGCGCAGAAACGCGGGCCTCGGAAGTGGCAGCGTGAGGTGCTGCGGCAGATCCGGGATCACGTGAAGGCGAACGGCACGCGGGACCTGTTTGAGGTGATGCGCCTGGCGGTGGCGTCGGGGCGCGGGATCGGGAAGTCGGCGCTGGTGAGCTGGCTGGTGCTGTGGATGCTCAGCACGCGGATCGGGTCCAGCGTGATTGTCTCAGCGAACAGCGAGGCGCAGCTGCGCAGCGTCACGTGGGCCGAGATCACGAAGTGGATTGCGATGCTGATGAACACGCACTGGTGGGAGATCAGTGCGACGCGGATTGTGCCGGCGAAGTGGCTGACGGAACTGGTGGAGCGCGACCTGAAGAAGGGCACGCGGTACTGGGGCGCGGAGGGGAAGCTCTGGAGCGAGGAGAACCCGGATGCGTACGCTGGGGCTCACAACGACGACGGCATGATGGTGGTGTTTGACGAAGCCAGCGGCATTCCGGACTCGATCTGGTCAGTGGCGGCCGGTTTTTTCACCGAGAACACGCCGCACCGGTTCTGGATGGCGTTCAGTAACCCACGCCGGAACACGGGTTATTTCTTCGAGTGCTTCCACGCCAAGCGTGATTTCTGGCGCAGCCTGCAGGTAGACGCACGGACTGTGGAGGACACGGACAAGGGCGTGTACGAGGGGATCATTGCGGAGTACGGCGAGGACTCGCGCGAGGCGAAGATCGAGGTGTACGGCGAGT